TTTCTGGAACAGCAGGAGCTGGTGGAGTAGTAGCGTTAAAATTCTTTGGAATTGCTTCCGATTCACCAACTGCATAATAGGAGCTAACTATGGCAGTTTCTGATGTTGTAACAGCTTCTGTAACTTCAACTGGCGACATGACTACTAGGCGTTCAAGACTTCGTGGTTTTGTAGTTTCAGGCGGAGCTTCAGATGGCACAGTTACTTTTAAAAATACTAGTTCAGGAGCAACACTATTGGTGTTGCCCGTGAACGCTGACACTACAGAAACATTAAATATTCCAGATAATGGCGTATTGTTTTCAAGTGGCATACATGCAACTTTATCTAATATAGATAGAGTAACTATATTCTTTACAGGATAAAGAGGAGTATTAAATGGTTTATAAAAGAACTAAAGGCTATGGCAAAGGTGGCATGGCTAAAAAAACTAAAGGCTACCGTGGTGGCGGCATGGCTAAAAAAACTAAAGGTTATCGTGGCGGTGGTGCAATGAAAAAAACCAAAGGCTACAGAGCTGGAGGAAAAGCCACCAAAGGGTATAGCAAAGGCGGTAAAGCAACTAAAGGTTACAGAAGAGGCGGCGCTGCTAAAAAATAAATAAAAAGAAGATTGAGGTATAAATGCCATATTTGATGAGCAATGTCCCATACTTTAAGTGTTGGGTAAGAAGAGAGTTTACATGTAATCATTTACGCTATCACGGAGAGTATTTACATGCGCTAGCAATAGCGGTAAATACAATCCCTGATAGATCATTAAGCTTTCAAGTTGTCTTTACCGGGTGTGAGATAGACGACGAAGATTGGGAAGAAGGTAATATTCACGGTGGAGCTATGTGGGCAAGAATGCCTATTCAAGCATTAGTTGCTGATATACCTTTAGATGAATGGCCAGAACCTATGGAAGATCATTTGTGTCAACCATGGGATTGTGAGTCTAGAAATCATTCAATCATAACTATGGATAGAGTAAGTTCTTCACCATGGATGTGTAAGATCGATAATAAATTTTATCAAGGTAAATATTTATTTACTGTAGATTATACAGACCATGAGATAGCAGATGATCCTGCTCAACATAAGCAATCACATGTGATATATTTAACAGACGCTGGCAAGTGGACTGGTAATATAGTTGCACTTCCTAACAATAGAGTTAGAGCAACTAGCCCGGCTTTGTGGAGAACTGGCGAAGGAGCACCTGATTTTACTCCTTCACAACATCTACATTCTGCTGAAGGCCATGAAAGTTATTTAGATCCTAGGATAACTTTTAATAATTTATATAGTGATGAGGATTAAACATGGCAACATCAAACAGTACAGACTTTGAACCAAATGTCGCAGAGTTTATTGAAGAAGCTTATGAGAGATGCGGTTTAGAGTTAAGAACTGGATATGATTTAAAATCTGCAAGAAGATCTATTAATCTTATGTTGGCTGAATGGGCTAACAGAGGATTGAATCAATGGACAATATCTGAGGCTACACAAACAGTTACTGAGGGTACTAGAGAATATACTTTAGATTCTAGTGTTATAGATATTTTAGATGTAGTGTTAAGAAGAACTGAAGGTTCAACTACTACTGATACACAAATGTCTAGAGTAAGTAGAAGTGAATACATAAATATTCCAACCAAAGGAACTAAAGCTAGACCTAATCAATATTTTTTAGATAAACAAAATACCCCAGTTTTAAAAGTTTGGCCTGCTCCAGAAAACTCTACAGATATTTTAGTATTTAATAAAATGGTAAGAATGGATGATGCTGACAAAGCAACCAACACTATGGATTTACCATTTAGATTTTATCCTTGTTTTGTAGCTGGGTTGGCGTACTACTTATCTATGAAAAGAAATCCACAATTAACAGAACAATTAAAAATAATATACGAAGAAGAGTTTAGAAGAGCTGCTGATGAAGATGGAGATCGAGCTTCCTTTAGAATCAATCCCTCACAAAGTTCATAATGGCTTACGCAAAAGGTAAACAAGCTTATGGAATATGCGACATATCTGGGTTTAGGTACAAACTAAAAGATATGAAAAGAACTTGGGATGGCCTATTAGTCGGTCCTGATCAATGGAGTCCAAAACACCCACAATTAGAACCAAGGACTCATGCTGCTGATCCAGAAGCTCTGTTTAATCCTAGACCAGATAGAGCGGAAGATGGTGGTAATGGTTTTGTTGTTGTAACTTCTCCAAGCATAACAAAAAACTTTTCTATGTTGTCTAGTACTATTCCTAGCAAATTTGAATTAGCTAAATTATCTGGCAACCTAGGAGATATTAGTGTCCTTGAAAATAGTAGACCACCAACAAATGCAGACTTGTCTGGAGTATCTGCAACTAGTTCTTTAGGAACAACAACCGTTACGGGTAACATAAGCACAACTGTTGATGTAACTAGTTCACAACTACTTGGATTAACTGGAGCAATAACTGTTACTTCAAACTTTACAGAATACGAAGTTAGGGTAGCTTATTATGGAGGCGGTAATAAATACTTTATAGATAGTGTTGCCTATCCTACATTAAATTTATCTGAGGGTAGTACTTATAGATTTGATCAATCTGATGCTAGTAATACTAATCACCCATTAAGATTTTCTACAACTTCTAATGGTACTCATTCAGGAGGAACAGAATATACAACAGGAGTTACTACTAATGGAACTCCAGGAAATGCAGGAGCGTACACTCAAATAACAGTGGCAGTTGGAGCTCCGACCCTTTATTATTACTGTACTAATCATTCTGGTATGGGAGGTCAAGCAAACACTCCTTAGTTTGATATAATTTAATTATGACTTATACGCAGCTACAAGATTTAATTAAGAACTTTTGTGATAGCACAGAAACTACTTTTGTTAATACGATTGCAGATTTTATTAAAAATTCAGAAGAAAGAATATTTCAACTAGTAGAATTTGATTTTTTTAGAAAGAATGTAACTGGAGTATTTACCTCTGGGAATAGATTTTTAACAACACCTTCAGATTATATAGCTAGTTTTTCTCTAGCAGTATTAGATTCTGGTGGAGATTATCATTATCTTTTAAAAAAACACCCTACATTTATGCAAGAGTATTCAGAAGATCCAGCTGATACTAACTTGAGAGGATTGCCTTTGTACTACGCTGATTTTGATAAAGAACTTTCTACAGCATCTAACAATGGATCTACCATAACAGTAAGTCCAGTACCAGATGCAAACTACAACGCAGAACTTCACTATCTTTACAAACCAGCTTCTTTAACTTCTGGTTCTGGTAGCGGTACTACTTGGCTATCAACAAATGCAAGAAGCGCTTTGTTATACGGCTCTTTAGTTGAGGCCTATACTTTTTTAAAAGGAGAGCCAGATGTATTAGCTCAATATGAAAAAAGATTTATGGAAGAGATAGCAAGACTTAAAAACAGAGCAGAGGGCAGAAGCAGAAGAGATGAATATAGGGCTGACGCGCTAAGAACAAATGTAACTTAAATAAAAAAATGGAGAAGATTCAAGAACTTCAAGGTAAAAAAATAGCTTTAGTTGGCTTAGGTAAAAGCTGGTTTGACTTTGCATTAGCTAGATCTAACGGTGAGCAGTTTGATGAAATATGGGTAATCAATGCTGTAGCTAATGTGATTAAACACGACAGAGTTTTTATGATGGACCCAGCTTCTAGATTTTTAGATAGCGATGATGCTGGGTTACAAACCAATGGTATGAAAGAAGTTTTGTTAAATCATGAAGGTCCTATATATACATGTGAGTTAGATAATCGTTGCCCAGGATTAGTTGAATATCCGATTGAAAAAATAGTAGCAGAAAATAATTCTTCTTATTTAAACAACACGGTTGCCTATGCAATAGCTTTTGCTTACTGGCATAGAGTTGGCTCTTTGCATTTGTTTGGTATAGATTTTGGTTACAAAGGTAATTTATATTTTGCCGAAGCTGGTCGAGCTTGTTGTGAATATTGGTTAACTAATTGTATGAATGTTGGTATCGAAATAGGAGTAGCGGCCTCTAGCTATTTATTAGATACAGCTGTAGAGCCAGAAGAAAAACTTTATGGCTATCACAGGTTGGAAGATCCTTTAATGGTTGATTATGATTCTGAAAAACAACAATTAAGAGTTAGAAAAAAAAGTGATATGGTAAATAAGAAATATTCTCCTCAACCTCTATTAGTAGGCAGAGAAGACGGTAAAGCAGAAATACAATTAAAAGAGATAATAGAAGAAAGTCATAACGAACCAAAAAAATGGTAATGAAAATAACTCCAGATGGAATGCCTCAGTTAGGCATAGTAGAAACAAAGACATCAAATTTCGGTGGGCACCCTCCAGAATTTTGGGCAGAAAGATTAACTGAAAAAATAGTTGGCTATTCAGAAGACAACGAACCACACGTTACAGCGCAAGCAAAAGCTTATAGAGAACAAATTAAACAAGTTTGTTTAATTTATATAAAAAATGCTATAAAATCTTATAAAGCTACTTTGATTCAAGATTTGATAAAAGGTGGCGAAGAAGAACTAGCTAAAATTGTTTTAAAAATTTAGCTATTTTATGAGGAATAAACATGGCAATAACTTCAACTTTAACTACTAGTTTTAAAAAAGAACTATTAACTGGTGTTCATAACTTTACTAACAGTTCTGGCGATACCTTTAAACTAGCTTTATTTACTAGCTCGGCTACTATGGGAGCAACCACAACTGCATTTTCAACTGCACAAGAAGCCAGTGGTACTAACTATACTTCTGGAGGAGCCAACCTAACAAATGTAACTCCGACTAATGACGGTACTACAGCTATAACAGATTTTGCAGATTTAACTTTTGGAACTGCTACTGTTACAGCTAGAGGTTGTATGATCTATAACAGTTCTGATTCTAATAAATCGGTAGCTACTATAGATTTTGGTGGAGATAAAACTTCTACTGCTGGAGATTTCACAATAGTTTTCCCAGCAGCTGCAGCTAGTACGGCTATTATAAGAATAGCTTAGGAGGAGAGCATGGCTCTTGTCCTAAACGATAGGGTAAAAGAAACTACCACTT